AAAGGAAATAATTATCTTAATGGAAGAAAAAGATTTTCTAAAGAACATAACAAGAAAATAAGTATTTTTAATAAGGGTAAAAAATTATCTGAAGTTCATAAAAATAAAATAAGAAATACTTTAATGGGTAGAAAGCACACTGAAGAAGCTAAAAGAAAAATGAGTATCTCACGAACTGGGATTCCTCTTTCTATAGAGCATAAGAAAAAAGTAAGTGAAAGTTTGATGGGGAGAATTATTTCAAATGAATGGCGAATGAAAATAAGTAAAAGTAGAAAAGGTAAATGTGTTGGTGAGAAATGTCCAGCATGGCAAGGAGGTAAATCTTTTGAAGAATATGGATTAGATTGGACAGATATTTTAAAGGAATCTATCAGACAAAGAGATAACTATTGTTGTAGGTTATGTGGTAAAAAGCAAAAAAATAGAAATCATGATGTTCACCACATTAATTATGATAAACAAAATAACAATCTTTTGAATTTGATAACATTGTGTGATTCTTGTCACCCTAAAACAAATTTTAATAGGAATAAATGGGTTAAAATATTTTTAAAGATGGTAGAAATTAATATTAGAGGAGTAAATCAAAATTGAAGATTGCTCTTGTAAATTTAGATAGTCCATTTTTAATAAATTCAAAAATTTTTCCTCCTCTAGGAATTTTGTATATTGCATCTGCTTTACGAAAAGAAGGACACGAGCCTGTGTGGTATGACTTTGCTGGTACACAATTAAAAGAGCCTAATGAAGACATAGTGCTTATAACAATTACCTCTCCACAAATAGAAATAGCAAAAGAATTTGTTAAAGATTATTGTAAAGGTAAAAAGATAGTTATAGGTGGTTGTGGTGTAGAAAGTTTAACTAAAGAAGAAAGATATTGTTTTGATAATGTTGTATTTGGTGAAGGTGAAGTGATAATTAAACATTTGATAAATAATATAGGAGTTAATCCTGATATTGAATCTTTGATGTTGCCAGATATTAATAAAGTTGAATTCCCAGCAAGGGATTTAATTGATGGATATGAATATAAAATAGATGGACGTAACACCACTACTATTATTACTTCGAGGGGCTGTCCTTTTTCTTGTGCTTTTTGTGTGGACGGTAATGATAAGAAGCTTAGAGTAGCGAGTGTTGATAGAGTTTGTGAAGAGATAGACGAAATATATAAACTTGGCTATCAATCATTAATGTTCTTTGATGATATTTTTACTATGAAGAAGAATAGGCTGGCAGATATAGCTTTGCATATGTTATCAAGAGATATTATATACAGGTGCTTCACTCATGTGAATTTTGTCAATAAGGATATGTGTCAAACCTTACAGCAAACAGGTTGTAAAGAAGTAGGTATAGGTATAGAGTCTGGAAATGATCGTATATTAAAAAGTATAGGAAAAGGTTTTAATAGTGAGAAAGCATTAAATGCTACTAAGATGCTTAAGCGATACGGTATAAGAACGAAGGTTTTTTTAATGATAGGTCTTCCTGGAGAGTCTTTAGAAAGTATAGATGATACAATAGTATGGCTTTCAAGAGCAAAGCCAGATGATTTTGATATAACATTATATCAGCCATTTCCTGACACAAGGATATGGAACGAAAAAGATAAATATGATATTGACTGGGATTGGGAACACGTACCAGAATTTTATAAAGGAAGAGCAGGAGAATATCATTCTACTGTAAAAACTCCTTATTTGACTACGAAGAAATTAATACAAGAGAGAGATAAAATAGAGGAGATGTTTAAAGATGGAAAATGCCTTTCAAAAGTTTAAAGATAAAATGTTTGTGATGTTATTGGGTATGGTAATTACTATATTTTTATCATTGGCTGGTTGGACAATGTTTACTGTCTATACAAACAGTGGTGCGATAGAATCTTTAGTAGATAAAAAACAAACAGATACTAAACAATGGGAAAATATTAAAGACTTATTAAAGGATGTAGCAAGATTAAAAACTTTTCATGAGTAAAATACAACATTACTTACCATCAAGAACATGGTGTTTAAGACATGCTCCATTGATTCATAAGATGAGCCAACAGCCAAAGTTGAGAACGGACAACACAAGGCTTTGGGAATATCCTTTTGTCTATGAACTTATTAAAGAAAAGACTCATAGGTGTGCAGAGATAATAGACATAGGTGCAGGAGATGCTGCCTTCTCTAAATTTCTAATATCAAATGATATGTACAAAGTTACCTGTGTAGATAATTATGATGAGAAGAGTTGGGGAGATATGAGAGAAGCTTCCCAAAATATAAATATGAAAGTGGTACGGAATGATTGTACTGATTTAAGTTTTAAAGATGAACAGTTTGATGTAGCGTTGTTAGTGAGTGTATTAGAACATGTGCCTACTAATATGATATTTAATAATCATACAGGTAAAGTTAAAACAGGGAGTGAGGTTCTTGCTGAATATCCGATAAGAAGAAAAGTAATAAGTGAAGCTTTGAGAGTAACAAGAAAAGGTGGTACTGTTATTTTGACTACTGATATTTATTTAGATTGGGTAAATGAAATGAATATTTCTTTTGATACTTTACTTGGTTATCAAGGGATAGATAGAAATGATTTAATGAAGTTAGATCAAACTGCAGTACATGATTTGTATGTTACAGATAACCCAATCCACAAAGGTAGAATCATGCCTGTGTGTTTAACTATTGAAAAGGAATAATGTGTTTTTTTCGACAAGATAAATTAATAAAAGGAGCTTTATTTTCTGATTGTAAATTATATAGATACAATTTATGGAGAATATGGGACAAAGAGAAAGCACATGTAATGTTTATAGGACTTAACCCAAGTACAGCTGATGAGTTTAATGATGACCCAACTATAAGAAGGTGTATTAGTTTTGCTAAAAGTTGGGGGTATGGTGGTATTTATATGACTAATCTTTTTGCTTTTAGAGCAACAAATCCTAATAATATGAAAATAGCTAATGATCCAGTAGGAAAATTAAATAATTTATGTCTAATGGATCATTTTGCTCAGTCTAAAATTACTATTGCTTGTTGGGGTATACATGGTATTTACAAAGATAGAGATAAAGAGGTTAAAAAACTTATTCCAAAAATGATGTGTCTTGGGAAAACAAAAGACGGACACCCAAAACACCCACTTTATCTTAAAAAAGATTTAAGACCAGTAAAATTATGAAAGTAATAAATTTATTTGGTGGTCCTGGTTGTGGTAAGAGTACAGCAGCAGCTGGGTTATTTCATTTAATGAAAAGCAACCATATGTCAGTAGAATTAGTAAATGAGTTTGCTAAAGAAATAGTTTGGGAAAATAATTTAGTTACTTTGTGTTCTTCATGTCATAGTAAAACAAATTATAGCAGAGAAAAATGGATAATAGTTTTTAATAAAATGATTACTTTAGAAATGAGGGTTATTAAATGAGAAAATTGAATTTATTTGTTGCCATTGGCGTATTTAATTGGGAAAAAGCAAATCTGATTGATTCTTTAGTAGATATGGGACATTCAGTGACACATTGGGATTGGAAGGCGGAAAAATATAATCAATATTCTATGGATTGGGTTTCTTCTAAAAAGAAGGAAATGAATGAAAAACTTTTATGTAAAATTTCTGAAGCTCACAAAGAAAAAAAGTTAGATGCTATTGTGTCGTATCTTTCTGATCCTGTTATTGATGTTCAGTATATACAGGAGATAAAGAATTGGCAAATACCAATAGTCAATTTTGGTTGCAATGATGTTCATACATTTGAGCGTGGCAATATAATGACAGCACCGTTTTTTGATTTGAACTGGACTACAAATATTGCAGCTGTTGATAATTACAAAAGTGTAAATGCAAAAGTAATTCAAACTCCTTATGGCATCAATCCTCAGTTTTATAGAGTAGATAAAAGGAATATGCCAAAGTTTGCATTTGATGTTAGTTTTACTGGACAACCTTATGGTTATAGATTACCATTATTTTTAAATGTGGTTAATGCTGGTGTAAGCTATGCCTTGATGGGAAAGGTAACATATAAAAGATTAATCAGAACAGTATTAGAATCAAGAGTGTGTTTAGGGTTCTCTGGTTTAGGTAATGCTGATTATAGAAACAAAGCTATGAAACAATTAAGGTTGAGGGATTTTGAAGTGCCTGTTTTGGGTGGGTTATACTTAGCTGAAAGAGAACCATTCTTGACTGAGTTGTTTGAAGAAGATAAGGAAATGTTATTTTATGGTAGCCCAGAAGAATTGGTAGAGAAGGCAGTGTTTTACAGCAGGTTTAAAAATAGGAAAGAGAGATTGGTTATTGCAAAAGCTGGACAGGTAAGGTGTCTTAATTGCTACATATGGGAAAAGCAATTTGAAAAAGTATTCAAAAAGTTAGGTGTTATATGATGCAAAAACTTCTATGTTGGTTTAATATTTATCACGAATGGAGTAATAAGGCTTTACATCCATTAGGAGGCATTGTTAGATATTGTGTACGGTGTAATAAATTAGAACATTTAATATTTGATCAATTTTATAAAAAACTTAGATGGAAAGAAAGATGAAGAAAAAAGATAAAAAGAAAAATGATTTTAAAGATAGGAAGTTACAGAACTGTATAGTTTTTAGATGCCCAAATTGTGGAAGAATCCCTTTGAAACACTTTATTACATTTGAAAAGGATAGTAAGATTATTAAAAAGTGCGGTAAGTGCGGAACAAAACTATGAAAAAAATAAGCATCATAATACCAAGTTTCAATGGTGGGCGGTTTATTGATAAGTGTTTGACTTCTATCATTGCTCAAAAAGGTAATTTTTTTAAAGAATATATCGTAATAGATAGTTGTTCTACTGATGAAACAGATCAGACAATTAATAATTATTATCAGAATATCCATTATATAAGAGAAAAAGATAATGGAGTAATGGATGCTTGGAGGAAAGGTGTTGAGATAGCTGATGGCGATTATATCGCTTTTTGTAATACTAGTGATTATTATCTAGACACAGATTGGTTTGGCAGTTGTATTAATCTGATGGAAAAGCAAAATTGGATTTCTGCTGTGTACGGTATGACTTTAATAAGACACGAAAATGGAACATTTCATGGTATAGGAGGGACAAGAGCCTCAGAAGCTTTTAGTATAATAGATTATAAGCAAGATCCTAGTGTGTCTTTACAGGCATTTTTAAAATTTGGTTTAACTTGGAATGAATGTACTGCTGTATTAAGTAGGAAAGCAGTTGAGTCTTTATTGCCTTTTAATACAACTGATCCTGGTGCTACTTTAGAGTGTATGAGAAAGTTTTATCAAAATGGGTATCTTTCTTATTTTCAAAAAAGAATAGCTACTGTTACTTTGATTCATGATGATAGTAAAACATCCAATCAAACAGATGATAAAGATATGTGGAATAAACATTGGTTGGAATTACATAAGTACAGGAAAGATCTTTTAAAATATAAGTATAGGAATAATAAAGGTGTAATTGTGGGAGAGGTGCCAATGCGATGAAATATTGCAAATGTGGCTGTGGAAATTTTACTAAATGGAGTAAACAAAAAAATAAATACAATGATTATTGTTTAAATCATCAAAAAAGAGGAACAAAGCACTCAAAGAATACAAAAAATAAAATATCAATAAGTACTTTTCTTAGATTTAAAAACAAAACAAATCACCCTATGTATGGCAAACCAAGACCAGAAGCTACAAAAAATAAAATTAGTAAGACAAGAATATTAAAAGATTATTCTGGTTCTAAAAATCCTTTTTATGGCAAAAAACACACTGAAGAGACAAGGAAAAAAATTAAATCATCTCATAAGAAAAATAAAAATTTAGCTGGTTCAAAAAATCCTGCTTGGTTAGGAGGTAAATCTTTTGAAAAATATGGGTTAGATTGGACAGATACTTTAAAAGAATCTATTAGGCAAAGAGATAATTATTGCTGTAAGTTATGTAATAAAAAACAAATTGGGCAAATAAAATTTGATGTTCACCATATAGATTACAATAAGCAAAATCATAATCCAGAAAATTTAATTACTCTTTGTAAATCTTGTCATATGAGAACAAATATTAATAGAAGCAAATGGAAGTTTTTACTTATAAAATTAGTTTCTTCAAACATAAGAGTTTTAAAATGACAAAATCAATTCGGCTTCACCTTGGGTGTGGGACTGTGTATTTAAAAGGCTATAAGAATATAGATATAGAGCATCCTGGTTCTAATTTAGTAAAACAAGGATTAGTGGATGCAAAGTATTTAGAAAAGAATATAGTGACAAAGTTAGAAGATTATTATGTTAGAGATAAAAGAATGAAACGACTTATTCTGTGTGATGAGTTTGGCGACATTCGTGTACTTGGAAAGTACGACAAAAATTCTATAAAAGAAATAGTTTGTTTTCATGTATTGGAACACTTATATAAAGAGGAAGCAGAAGAAGCATTAAAGCGGTGGATTGATTTATTAAAAATAGGGGGGAGGTTACGGCTTATGGTTCCTGATATATATGGGATTTGTACTATGATTTTAAATCATCATGTATGGAATATGGGCAGTATTTATGAAAAGAATCAACATTGTTATAGATTAATATATGGTAGTTACAATAGAAAGAGTAGTGGGCTTGATTCTCATAAACATTGTTGGGATAAAGATTCATTGAAATATATTTTTATTGAAAATAATATGACTTTTAAAATAAAAGAATCGTTGACAGACAATAAATTTAATCCATCACTTTATATCGAGGGAGTAAAACATGAACCCGAAAATTTTTAGGAGATTAAAATGAAAATAAAAACTTTTATTTATAGAGAAAGTGTAGATGGCTCTTCACCAGAAGATGATTTAATGAGTACTACTATTAATGATTGGTTTAAAGCAAATAAAAATATTCAAAATGTTAATACAATACAAAGTAGCACGGCATCAGGAAATTATCTTGTTGTAATAACTTCTATTTTTTATGAGGAGGATTAGATGAGCCAGAAGAGATCAATGGTAAAAAATAGAGATATTATTGTGTTTGGCAGTACAGGATTTGTAGGTACTAATTTATATAACGAATTAAAAAAACTTGGGGCTAATGTTTATGCTTTAAGTAGACATAAGAGTAGGAGTGGGAATGCTATGGATTTAGGGAATGAAGGTTATTTTGACTACAATCAATTAAGCTATATGTTTTCTGGGTTGGAGAATGTTATAGTGATTAATCTTGCAGCAGATTGTGGTGGTATAGGATATAATAAAGATAATGGAATAAAATTGTACATAAATAATACTAAAATTATTTATAATGTGTTTGAAGTTTGTAGAAGATATAAAGTATCTAAATTAATTAATATAGGTACAGTTTGCTCATATCCAAAAGTACCTCCAAGGCTGCCATTTTTAGAAGAAGACATTTGGAAAGGTTATCCTGAAGAAACTAATGCTCCTTATGGTATAGCAAAAAGATCAGCATTGATGTTATCTAATCTATACAAAGAAGTTTATGGGCTTGATTCTATTAATTTGATAATGGCTAATATGTATGGAGAGCACGATCATTTTGGAGATAATGCTCATGTCATCCCTCATATGATTAAAAAGATGCATGCGGTGAAAGATACAAGAGGAGATGAGGTTTTATTGTGGGGAAATGGTAAGCCAACAAGGGATTTTCTATATGTAAAAGACGCAGTTAATATTATAATAAAAGTAATAGAGTCTAACTATGATTCTACATCTCCTGTAAATGTTGGCACAGGGATTGAAACACCAATATGTATGATAGCTTATCATATTGCAAAGGCTTTGAATTTCAAAAGTGAAATAGTTTGGGATGAATCAAAACCAAATGGGCAAGTAAGAAGAGTGTTAGATATAACAAAACTAAAATCTATAATTGGGGATTATGAATTTACAGATATAGAAAATGGATTATATAAAACTACTAAATGGTATGAAAAGACTTTAGAGGAGAAATAAAATGGCATTGATTGCTTCGTCAGCATTTTTAATATCAGTATCAGATATAAAATTACATTTGAACATAGGCACATCAGGACCAGATGGGTGGCTTGATAAAGCTGTTTCATCTGTTACAAAAAGAATAGAAACTTTTTGTAGAAGAACATTTATAGCTACTCAATATACAGAGTTCCATGATGGTAGTGGGAGAAGGGGATTTGTATATGTAGATAATCCTCCGATAGTAGCAATAGACGAATTGAATGATGATGTGAATAGAGATTTTGGAAATTCTACAAAGTTTGCTACATCTGAATTTGTAAGTTATGATGATGAAGGTAGAATTGAATTATTAAATCAATCTGATTTGATTCCTGCTGGATTACAAACAGGAGTAGTGTTTAGTCAAGGTCAGCAAAATATAAAAATAGTTTACACAGGAGGATTTGCTGATGTACCTGAAGATATTAGGATGGGTGCGGCAGAGTGGGTGTCAAAATTATATCATAGGAGAGATAAGAAAAGATGGGGGCATAGTGCTTCAAGTAAAGGAGATACAAGTGTTACATTTGAATCTATTGGCTTAATGCCTGAAGATGTAAAAGGTTTTGTCAGCCCTTATAGGATAGTAAGGAGATTAGAAAAGATAGGAAGGAGAAACTTCAGTTCTTTCAGAGGTATAGATTAATGGCATTTTTAACATTTAAACTTACAGGAACAAAAGCAGCAGTAAGAACTTTCAAGAAAACTGAAAGTAGTATTTTGGTAGAGTTGAAGAGAATAGTTAATGATGTATTCATGACTGAGATACTTGATGATGCTAAAGCAAATACTACAAAGCAGTTGAGTCAACAATCAGGTACTTTAAGAAGTAATATAAATACAGATACAAGAATATTAGGTAAAGTTGTCATTGGTAGATTATTTGTAGATTTAAAAAGAGTTCCTTATGCACGAATACATGAATTAGGTGGTATCATACGACCAAAAAAAGGTAAGTTTTTGACGATACCTTTTCCTGGGATTAAAGGTTTTGCAAGAGATTTCAAAGACACATTTATCGCAAAGGATATAATTTTTCAAAAGACTGGTTCTGGAATAAGACCTTTGTTTAGCTTAAAGAAGCAAGTAACGATACCAAGAAGATCATATTTAAGACCAGCTATAGAAAAGAATATACCGTTTTTGAGAAGAACAATAAAAAAAGAAATGAATAAACTTGATATGAAGGAGAAGAAATAAATTGAAGATTGGAACGAAGCACTCAGAAGAAACTAAAAAGAAAATAAGTGCTGCCAACAAAGGAAATAAATGGAATCATACAGAAGAAACAAAATTAAAACTTAGTATTGCTCATACAGGCAAAAAATTATCAGAAGAACATAGAAAAAAGATAAGTGATAGTATGTATGGCAAAACTGGAATTAATAGTAGAAATTACGGGAATAAGCACACTTCAGAAGCCAAAAAGAAAATGAGTGATAAATTGAAAGGTATGACTGCTTGGAATAAAGGTGTTCCTATGTCAGAAGAAACCAAAAAGAAATTAGGTAAAGCTAAGTCTGGTATGAAATTTTCTAAAGAACACAGATTAAAACTTAGTTTAGCAAGAAAAGGTGTTAAGAATCCTCAATGGCAAGGAGGAAAATCTTTTGAGCCATATGGGTTGAAATTTAATGAAAAATTAAAAGAACTCATAAGAGAAAGAGATGATTATAGATGTAGACTATGCAGTAAAAAAGAAAACGGAAAAAAGCACTCTGTTCATCATATAGATTATAATAAACAAAATAATGACCCTGTTAATTTAATAACACTCTGCCAACCTTGCCACCAAAAAACAAATTTTAATAGAGAAAAATGGAAAGATTTGTTTATTAAAATGCGTAATTCAGGGTTTAAAATTATTTCTAATTCAAACATAGGAGGTACTTCAGGTGAGCACAACAACTCCGTTTCGTGAAACTATTTTGAATAATTTGATAGTTGATTTACAAACTATAGATGTAGCAAATAGTTTTAGATCAAATGTCCCAAATAAGAACATAACAAGAAGCTTGAAAGACCCAGCTGAGATGGATGATGATAACTTTCCTGCTTTGTTTGTAGCTGATGGTACAGAGAATGTGATATTGTTAACTAACAGACAAGCTCAAGGATTGTTTAACATAGTCATTTATGGATATGTTAGATTTAATAAAGATGCGAAAACTCCTATTGTAGCATCAACCCAATTGAATAATTTAATAGCGGATGTTAAAGATATAGTTTTAGATTCAACAAGTACTTTTTGGACTTCAACTGCTAACATTATAGCAAGAGTAACATCTGTTGAGACAGACGAAGGAGTGCTTCACCCAGATGCTATTTTTAAAATGAATGTAGAAGTTGAATATGAACATGTAGGCACAGATGCTGGTACGGCATGATGGTAAGTGATTTGAGAGATATGGGAAGATATTTAAAAAGTTTAAAAAAATATTGTAAATGTGGTTGCGGAGAGTTTACTAATTGGAGTAAAAATAAACATAAATATTTTGATTACTTGAATGGCCATAATAGAAAAAATAAAACACAATCAGATTGTACTAAAAAGAAAATAAGTATATCGAATTTAGGTAAAAATAAAGGAAAAAAGCGTTCAGAAGAAACTAAAAGAAAGATAAGTTTATTTCAAAAAGGTAGAATAACAACAGATGAAACTAAAATAAAAATAAGTAGGGCTAATAAAGGAAGAAAATATTCCGAGGAGTATAAAAAGAAGATGAGTTTGTTTTTAAAAGGCAGGAAGGCTTCAGAAGAAACTAAATTAAAAATGAGTTTAGCCCAAAGAGGAGAAAAAGGATCTAATTGGCAGGGAGGAAAAAATAATAATCCTTATGGTTATGATTGGACAGACACTTTAAAAGAATCTATTAGACAAAGAGATAATTATTGTTGTAGGTTATGTGGTAGGGGGCAGAAAAATAAAAAGCATGCTGTTCATCATATAGACTATAATAAGGAGAATAATGATCCTATGAATTTGATAACATTGTGTAATAATTGTCACATACGGACAAATTATAAAAGAGACCAATGGGTTAAGATTTTTTCTAAAATGATAGGATTTAATTTAAAAGTTGTGTGTTTATGAAAACTGTAGGGTGGTTGTCTGACTTTGCCACTTACGGTGGTGCTGAAGATTCAGAAAGATATTTAATCTTTAAAGCTCCTTCCGATATAAAGATCCACAAAATTATAGGTGGTAAAGATTTTAAAACAGATTGTGATTTATATATAATAAACAACTTCCGCAGACTCACTCCTATTCAATTAAACTTCATAATAGATACAAAGAAATATATCCTTGCTCACAGAGATATCATTGACACACCTCATGACAATTTATTTAGGCAATTAGCAAGAAGAGCAGAAATCAATATATTTCTTTCTCCTTTGCATAGAGAAGAATTTTATAAAAAGTTTGGTGCGGGAGTGTATGATAATAATTGTTGTATTGCTCCTTATTTTGATAAAAGATTTTATTATAGAATTGAACAAGATGATAGAGAATTAGATGTTTGTTGGGTTGGTAATATCCAACACCATAAGGGGATAGAAGATGTGTTACTTTGGGCAAGAAATAATAATAGAAGGGTCGCTTTTTATGGTAAAGGGAATGACCACATAATTGAACAAATAGAAGAATCAGAATATGGTGTGTATTTGTTTGAGTGTAACGCTATGGAACTTCGTGATATCTATCCAACATATAAAAATTTCATCCATCTCCCAGATAAGATAGAAGCATTTGGGCGGTCTTGTATGGAAGCATTTTTATCGGGTTGTAATATGATAGTGAATGAAAAAGTAGGTATGTATTCTTACCCAGAAATCAAATTGTTAGACAGGAAAAAATTAGAAGATTGGTTAGAATTACAACCAGTTATATTCTGGAACACAGTAAATACTTATTTATAAAAATGGGTTTCTATAATATAATAAAAATAATGGAAAAATTTAAAAAGGTTTTAAAACATATTGAAAAATTAAATGAAGATTTGCCTACAGGATTCGTTGATTATCGTTGGGTTAATGGTGATGATGTAATTTATTGCAATTTAAAATTTATGACTGATCAAAGTCAGATGAGTCGTACAGGTATTGTGTTAGAGAAGGTTCTTGATGACATTGCAATGATTGCCAAGAAATACGATAATCCAATTGATTACAGATTTATTGTAAGACATGGTGAATTGAAGTTTATTGAAAGCACTTTAGAAATAGCAGTATAAAAATTAGTAAAAGGGATAAACCCGAATTTGGTACAGG